ATCTTCATAGATAACTATCTTTTCTTCTCCTTCACCCAAATTAATTAATATCTTATCGGGACTTGCCTGAAACTCGTCTATCCTATCTTCAAATACAATCCTTGCAACTTTTATCTTTTCTTCATTGACTACAGGGTCTTTCCTCAATTCAATTAATTCTTCTTTTTTTGATTCATAAGTTGGAGCTTCTTCTTTTACTACAATGGTTTCTTTTAGGGTATCCCCTACTACCTTCTTTTGTATCTCTGCTAATTCAGTAGTTAATTTAATTATTATTCCCTGATTATCCCGAAGAATTTCCATTGTCTTTAGTTCATTGCTTTTTTGATTATTCTGCCATTTATGGTAATATTGATAGCCAGAATAGCCACAAAAACCCAACATACCTATTATCACTATCACTAAAATAATCTTAAATATTTTCATTTTATTAATTCCTTTAATCTACCTTCTAATTCATTAATTTTTACTTTTTTCCTTTTATCATCTTCTCCAAAATCATTTTTTATTACTTTCCCACTACCATGAGTAATTAAAAATGTTATTCCATATTCCATAATTTCTAATATACATTCAATCTCTCTCTTAGATAATTCTACTTTCATCTTTTAATCAGCCCTTTAATCTTCTTGTAAATACCTACACAAACTTTCTTTATGCTTACCCACCAAAAACCTAATACATCTTTGGGGTGAAAAATAAAGAATACGATACAGATTACAGAAACGATGTTAAAAATTAGCTTTGCAGTATCCATTAGATATACTTCTCCTTTCTTAAAAAACTTTTTAAATCATTTTCATACCCCGAATAAATCGGAGTTTGACCATACTTTTTAACTAACCAATATCGTGAGGGGTTGGCAGGCATGACATCAATATGAGTATGTGAAGGGTATACGCCAATTCTAATGCCATCTACCAGTTCAGCCATTAAGGCAACTTCTACCGGCTTTACTCCCTTAATCTGCATATCGGCAGCCTTGCCTAATACATGTGGGGAATTGCTATCTCCACCACTTCTAATATTCTCAGCCTTGCACCTTACGCCACTGGTAATATTGATTGGTTTATTACCTATAATTTCTCTTATTTCCTCCAATCTATAAACTAAATTCAGGTCAATATGTATCTTCTTCTTTTTGCATTCCGAGCAGCAACATTTAAATTCATACTTACTAAAATGTTCAGTCAGGTCTCCCATTTTCTTTTTTCTCCTTAATTCCATTACGGCCTTTAAAATAAAAACCTATTGCTATTGTTACAGCACTGCTAAAGGTTACATAATAATCTCTAAAGCCTTCTGGCAATGCCACCTGATTAATTAATAACCGATATCCCGCAATGAGAGTAACAATCCACCAGATAGAAAACATCGTAAAAGTTAATATTCTTCTAATTAAAAAATTATGTTGGTTGAAGTATTCGTTTATCACGATTTATGTCCCATAAGATAAGATGTAACCCCTGCCACTATTGCCGATATAAACATACTAAAAACCCCTACAATAGTTTTCATACGTGGTATTTCCTTACAACTTTCTTTAATTTCAACGATATCTTCCTTCATAAATTCCATACTTGTTTCTATCGCTGCCAACCGTTCTTTATTGGTTTTTTCCATTAAATCATCTCCTATGTAGTTAAAGTTTTCCAACCCGTAGAGGTTACCCCTGAAAGTATTCCATTATTAAAATCAAAAAACATACTACCTTTAATTAATGGCGCTTCTGGTATCGCACCAGATGAACCTGCTAAAAATCCCACTAAATAAACTCTCTTATCTATTAAGGCAGTACATATCCCACTTGAATAAGTTGCTGCATATAATGACAATTGATTAGAAGTCAATGCTCCTGTAGTTCCACTCAAGACCCCACTTTCGCCTAAATATATGTTATAAGTTCCGCTACCTGTAGTCGTAATATCATAACTTCCACTTGAACCATAATAAACTTCATTACTATTTATTAAAGCAGTCCCGTCATTATAAGGAATAGTTCCCGTTGTGCCTCCCGTTGACATTGCAAAGGGGTCTCCAGTGGTCGGCACTATTGCATTGAATTTATCCCTTGTTATCCATTTAGTGATAGGTGTAGAGGGTTGCTGATTTGTAACGTAAAGGCTGAAAGTAACCCCCGCCTGTATCGCATTTGTGGGAATATTTACCCTAACAAGTATTATCCTATAGCAATTAGCAGGTATATCCCCAAGTATGGCATAATTATCTTTTCCTATCGCTTGAAACTCTGGCATATTATCATCGGTTACGCCAGTGAGGTCTCCACTCGAACCCCCCCCTGTACTTGCTGCACCTGCTACAATAGTCGTAGATTTCACTTCTACCCAGTGTTGAGTAGTAATATTATCTGTTTCATCTCCGTCGGCATCCCTAACGGTAATCTTTACAGAAGTCATCTTTGACGAATCTAATACCCCTCCTCTATCATTCCAAATATGATATTCTGTCCCTGATGAACCAGGTTCATAAGTCCCTGCATCACCTGTGCCATAGTTTATAGCTGTAATTTCTCCAGTGCTTGTCGCACTGTATATTTGTGGATTCGGGTCTACTGCCATTTAAATCACCTCACTTTTAATTAAAGAGCTTTTCCATATATTTTAAAACCACCATCTTTAAGTTCAGCCCACCAAGTTACTCCACCATCTAGAGAGTAGAGTATTTTTCCATCAGGATATAGATTTAAAGTATTCCATATCCCTGCAGAATGAGTAGAAGTTCCACCGATTAAATGTAATATAATAGCATATTTTGTTCCGCTTACTAAATCATATTCGGTTAAATCTATTCTTCTCCATTCTCTATTTACACCGGGATTCTCGATTGCATAGGTTAATGTATTTCCATTGGTTTCGCCAGATGTAAGAATATCCCCTGTAGGCATATCACCCGCAGTTGCTTCCCGAATTTCTACATAAATAGTCCCTGGTACACTTGTGGAATATCTCCTAGCTAGCAATAATTCAATATAATTAATAGTGTGATCCGATGTAGCTGTGAATGTCTGTCCTCTCCACCAACTATTAGCATAGAAATATGAAAAAAATGTAGCACCATCTGCAAGATAATATTCAAATAATTGAATTGATGGAGCTGATATTGTTGGCGGTAAAATTATCGGCAATTCCTTACAGCCATTTTTATATAAAATTCTCACTTTATCACCTACTTCTAAATTAGGGTTTGCCGATAGAGTAAATATTTTAGGGTAAGCTCTATCTGATTCGGATATAAAGACATCATAACTACCATCGCCCCTAACTACTGCAACCGTGCCAGTTACCACATTGCCCCGATAGATAATATTGCCTATGGAATCTTTTATAATTGCGCTAATGGGTTTTAACATAAATAATCCCCTATGCTCCTAATGAATTTACCCCGCCTGTCACTTCAATAAATTGTATATCCCGAAGTATACCCGCTATTACAGGTTTTTCCCGATTACCATATTCCCATAAAATACCAACCTTATCGCCAACTGCATAAGTCGGGCTGGTTACAATAGTAAATATATTGGGATATTCTTTCCCCGAACCTGCTATCTCAACTTTATATTTACCATTCCCCTGGTCTTCTTTTATTTCGGCTGTGATATAAGTATTTCTAAAAGTAATATTCCCTGCTGTATTTTGTCTATAAGCTTGTGTTAAATTAAGCATAATAAACACATCCTATCCGTGTACGTGCTTTCATTTTACCTTCTGAATCTGCTCCGATAGTATGAATAACTTCTTCTACAAAATATCTATCTTCATCATAACCAATCTTTTTATCAGTCAATTCTACGGTTTGTCCTACAATTAATTTAGGATTAAAAGGAATTTCAAAATCGGGTTGTTTAATAAATCTATGGCTATCAAGACAAACATTCTCCCCTATTCGCCTACATTGTGCTTCCGTTTCGGCAAGTGGAAATTCAAGCGTGCCTTCATTATTGGGTTTACGTTCACCATAAACACCGATGGATATATTATCTGTTACCGTTGCTTTGACTTGCGTATAAGTTATTGTAGAGGTAAAAGTTTCTTCTGGATTTTCTTCTTCAAGTTCTTCTATTCCACCGCCTGTTTGGTTTTTTATTTTAAAAGTAATAGTTATTGAAAATGCTTGTTCAGTTGCTGATAATGGAGGATATTCATAACCTATTTTTCTTGCTATAAGTACATAATTACTACTTTGCCCTGCCTTTGTAGCTCCACCACTAACAGAAAATGAAAGACCCTGTATTTTCCCACTATCAGAACCAGTAATTTTAAATTTATAATTCTGAGATACAGGAAAAAGATATCCTAATGGTTTTGTATATCCTGTATAAAAGGCAGTAACCTTAATAACAGCATCACCTTCACTCCAGCCAGTTATCACTTCACCTGCAGTAAACGATGGAGAAAAATTATAATTTGTATATTCATATACTTCTTCATCTGGTACAACTTCTACTGGCACTACTGGATTAACAGTTATAACTTCTTCTTCAAATATCGCACCTAATATAATTACTTTATTTATTATTCCTATATCCGATGTTTCCAAACCCAACTGAATAAATTTATCTTCCCCATATTCCCAGTCAGCAACAGGATAGGAAGTCTTGTTAGATTTGATTTTTCTTATCTGTAATTTCATTATTGCATTCTCATCATGTTGCACATACCAACCCTCTATTGCACATTCCTTTTGAATCATATCCCAGATAGTCTGGTCTTGAAAACTGTGGTCAATAGTCACCTTATCGCCAGTAGGCACATTAATATTAGTTATATTTGCCTGTCCAGCAAGATATTTTACCATCGAACCCCTGTATGATTTATCTGCTGAATCTTGAACCGAAATTAAGGTCATTGTTTTATCTAATAATTTCTTGCCATAATCCCTGCCATTAATCTGTAATCTATACCCGCCATCATAAGTGGTACGAGTTTCATCTACCAACCCTGTAAATAGTTTAAATGCTTGCCCGTTAACATATACAGTGATTATTACTATCGAATTAACTGCTATATAATAGGGAGAGATTAACGGAGAATATTTTGGACTTCCTAAAGTGAATGAAAAGGTACTAATATAATTTAAATTATGTGCTATTGTTATATCTCCTATTAAGGAATCGCTTACAGGTTCACCATCAACAGTAATAGCGATTCGTATTCCTTGCCCAACATTGAAATAAGTACCGATAATATCTCTTCTAACATCAAGTTGGCAAGGAATCCTTACTCCATAAAAATCAGTTCCCCCTGCACTTGTTGAACCATTATCATTTACTAATAATTCGCAGGGTGATATATTGGCATAAGTTTTTTGTATTACACTTATTCCTGTACCATATAGACTCATTGTACTAATATTTTCCGTACCCACGAATTCTATATTAGTGCAAGATGTTTGATCTCCTGCTTGATACCAATATCCACTATGGTCAGGTTCTTCACATGCAATAGTGCCACCCGTAAAATAGCAACCTAAATAATCACCTTCTTGAACTTCTAAATTTACTTCAAATGTTTGTATGCTCCCAGCAGTAACTGCTCCAATAGTTTCAACATCTCTTGCAGAAAGATAATTTCCACTTACTACATAAAAAGTGGCAACTTTCAGTCCTGTTATATTTGTAGCAGCCCATATTTCTATAGATGTGATTCTTCCGGAAGCATTGGCAGGATTGTCTTTATTTACATTTGTAGTTTCAAAATCATCAAAATTCCCCTCTATTGCAGGACTACCAATGTCTACGGATAAAGCCTCTCCTTCGCCACCCTGTTCACTTACTGCCACAAAACAATCTATTTTTGTTTCCATTACGCTTCCTCTAAAATTAAATTATATCTAACGGTGTGATCCGTTGTAGAAGTCTTATAAAGTAATTCGTGTCTATCCGAAACAATATGAACAGTGTATGCAGGTGGGTAATAAACGATTATATTATTAGTTCCAGTGGTACTTACTGCAAATCTCATTACTCCAGAATTTGATATATGAACCGTTCCTACTCCAGGAGAATCACCTGAAGAAATTACCACCGTTTGACCTGAACTCCCTACGGTAACGCTAATATCACCAGCATCAGTAGTTCCTAAAGCTCGCAGTAGGCTAATACCTGCTGTACTTGTACTGCCGGATAAGACTTCTGGTATTTGAATATGGTCAATGTAACTCATATTGCCAGTTTTTAATGCTTCTGCTCTAATTGCCAACCTCAACGATTGAGTTATCCCCGGTAGTTCAAAGTGATATTTTGTCATGGCAGTATCTTCTGAATTGACTGCATAATTAGTAATCAATGTACCGTCTAAGGTTCTCTCATTTGTTTCTAACTTAATTGGTTCAAGAATATATCCCACTGGTATAGGTATTTGTACTGAACCTAATATTGCATCTGCCATATTATCCCCTCCCCGGTACTAATTCAAAACCTGAACGCCTGAATTGTCTTATACTCTCATCAAGAACTTTCTTTACTTCATAAGCTATATTAGAAGCATTGCCGCCACCTGAAACATTAACTACAATTGAAGGTGAAAAAGAATTACTATTATTTGTAGTATTTTGATTTTTAGGAATAACTGCCTCGCCCTGGTGTAATTGGTATAGGCCAGTCTTTGGTACATAGGGAGTGCCATGTGGGAGTTTTGGTATATAAGACGGTACGTATCCGGTTTCTGCTATCGTGGGTACGCCAGCCAAAAAGGCTTCGGAGGCTGCCTTTTTTGCTGCTGCTTCTACTGCTTTCCCAACTGCATCAATTTTATTTATCAATCCAGTATATTCATCTGTTATCCCCTTAATTGCCGCTTTCTGGATATTAGCACTTTCTTCTGTTTTTCTCGCTGTTTCAATTAAAGCATTCTGTTGCTCCACTAATTTTGCTTTAATTAAATCAATTTCTTTTTCATACCATTCTTTTATTAAAGTCAATTCTTTTTTTTCATGGTCTGCTGCTAAACCTGCAGTTTTGATTATTGCCTCTAATTGCTCTTTTTTGGTTAATAGATTTCTGGCTGCAACTTCTTCTTCGGTATGTGATAATTCATATAGCCTATCCTCTATGGGTTTTATTGCATTTTCATACCTTTCCATTGCTTTTTCTACTTCATCTGCAATTTTCTCATTGGCTTCTGCTGTTTCCTCTGCTAACCTTCGTACCCATTCGTCAAAGGTTTCGATTACCTGGCCAAATTCATTTAATGCAATTTTAGCTTCGTCTGTTTCTTCTTCAAGTCCTCCCATTGAATCAGTTAAATTATCAACCCCCGTAGTTGCCCCTTCGGCTTTTTCCCCTGCTCCTTTGGCTTCATCTCCGAATGCGCCCAATGCTCCACCGCCCCCGGCTGCTGATTCCTTTATCAAACCTAATTTTTCGGCAACCCATATTACCTTATCCCACAGCCAGCCCAAGACCTCTTTTATTTTATTTGCTACCGCAATAGTAAAATCTCTTATACCGCCAAAGTTAGTAGTCCAGGCTAAAGCCAAAGCACCTATTGCCAATATGATCCATCCTATTGGCCCGCTTAATAAAGTCATTGCTCCTTTAACAACTATGAATGCTACTTTTAATGCTATTAATGCTTCTTTAAGTTTAGTAAAAGCTAAAACTCCTAAAATGATTGCTCCCCCTGCTCCAACTAAAACTCCCAAAGCTGCTCCAAGTAAGACAATCGCTTTAGTTAGCCCGGGGTGAGCATCCATAAATTTCTTCATAACCCCAATAACTTTTCCAAGCCAGACTACCATAAGTTCTACTACCGGGATTAAGGCATCTCCGATAGTAGTTGCAATAACCGAAAAACTCATCTTTAATTGGTTAATTTTAAAACTCAAGGTTGCAGATTGTTTTTCAAATGCATCTTGAGTCAAGCCTACAGAATTTAATATTAAAGCATAATCTTCTGCATAACCTGCAGCATCCCCCATAGCTGCCGCTATACCCTTTAAACCTCTAATATTAGGAAATATTGCAGCAAGTTGTTCGGCAGTTGCATCAGTTAATTTTTCCATTACACCGGTCAGACCGATTGTCTTCAAAGTATTAGTATCTAATGTAAGATTAAATTGTTTAGCTACTGCTACAGATTCTTCAGCTGGTTTTATAAATGCATTTAATATTCCATTAATAGAAGTCATTGCTTCATCTACTCTGATACCTGCTCTGGTCATAGTGGAAATAGAAGCCCCTAAATCATCAAAGCTTAATCCTGCTATAGAAGCCAATGAAGCAGATTTACCAATTGAAGGAGCTAATTCGGCAAAGGTAGTTTTACCGCGTAAAACAGTCGCAAATAATTTATCTGAAACCTCCTCTGCCTTATCAGCAGACATACCATAAGAATTTAAGATAGTTGTAATAGCATCTGCTGCTACTCCTGTATCCGTAATACCAGCTGCAGCCGCTCTCGCCGCAACTTCTAAAACATCAAGAGCTTCGGCAGGCGGTATACTTGCTGATAGAATGTCATAAAGACCTTTTGATAATGTAGAAGTAGCTTCTCCAAATTGAACTGAAAGTTCTTGTAATCCCGCCTTATATTCTGGCATTATCTTCATTGCCGATTCATTAAGCATTGTGGAAACTTGAGCTAACTCTTTCTGAAAACCAATAGCACTTTTGACTGTCAATCCAAAAGCAGCAGTAATCGCTGCTCCTGCTACAGCCATACCCATACCAAGTGTTTTAAATTGAGCGCTCATTCCAGCTGTTGCATTTCCTATTTGACCCTTAGCAGCTGCTATACCTGCAGTTAATTTAGTTGCATCTGCAGAAATTGTTACAAATGCTTTCCCGAGCTCCACTTTATATCACCGCCTTAATGTTTTTAAACAACCCCTTTACAAAAGATAATTTAAGTATTATAATTCAATAAATAGGAGGTATATTATTATGAAAAATCTTAAAACTTTTCTTTTAATTGTTTCCTTAATATTTCTGTTAAATGTAATTTTCTTTAATGTTTCATACGCAACCTTATATATTATAAAAGACCAAGAAGAAAATTTTGTTTTACTTACCAATTCAGAAAAATTAGTATCTAAATATGAACTTTTAGGATATACAATTTATATTTTAAAAGAATATAAATCATCCCAAGAAACACCAACTAAACCTCAACCAAGTCCTCAACCAAAACCAGAGTCAAAAATAGAATCGAAACCAAAACCAACGGCTAATATAAAAATTGTTGATTGGACTAGTTATTTAAGTGGAACTGGTAATTATATTTATGTTGAAGGTATTCTACAAAATACAAGTAAAGTTATTGCAAAGAGTACAAGAGTAAAAATCCAAGCTCTTGATAAATATGATAAGATTGTGTCCATTACACCTTGTTATGCTGACCCTACAACATTAAATCCTAATCAAAAAGCAACTTTTATAGCAATGGTAACCAGTAATACTAAAATCAGTAAATTTAATCTTACGGTTTTATGGGATTAAACTATTTCTTTTGTTTTGGATATTCTGGAAATATAATATAATTAATAATATCTCGGCACTTTTAAACCCAACTTTTTAGCTCTATTTACTAAATCTTCATTACTTACAGGATCTATGGGATCAGTCTTATTCGATTTGTCACCTGATTTCATTTTCTCAATTTCACCTATATTATTTAAATAATTTTGAAATTGATAAATGGTCATATCATTTATTTCATCAATTGAGAATCCATAATATTTTGAAAGCAAAGAGAAAGCAAAAGACCAACTTACTTCTTCGTTCCCTTTGCCTTCGGAGGGTTTTTTACTTGCCCACCTATCTTCATCATAATATTGGATATTTCTTTTATGTTATCTAAATCCACCAAATCATCTGTCTCTTTTAGGGTTAGTTCTGGTTGGTATTTTTGCAAACTTTTCCATAGCATAAAGCAGACCCCGTCCATTGTACTTAATTCTTTAAGTTCATTCACATTGCTATCCAATATATTATCTATTATTTTTATACGTTCTTCTCCATCGCTTATAGTATTTTGTATTATCCTGATCCGTTGCCCTTTAATATATTGTCGGAAGTCGGCCAGATCCCTCATCCCAAATACTCCAAGTTTATATTCTTTGCCTTTAATATTTATAGCTATCCCACTTCCGGCAATATCTTCAAGTTTATCTTTTTCTTTATCTGACATATTGGTTACCTCCTTTCATTTAACCTGTAGTATTCCATGTCCAAGTTCTGGTCGTTGGAGTTAAAGTACCCACTCCCTGAAAACTAATACCTTGAGTTATTAAAGCATCTACTGGTGTTCCTATATCTATTCCCGTTACAATAGTATTACCTTCGTAATAATGAGAAGCATCGCCTGTGCTTGGAGTTGCTACATAATTTATGAAAAATCTTGCTTTAACAGTATCCCCTAACCAATCATTTACAGCATTCCCCGTTGATAGGAAATATTTGTCTGCTTTTGCAGTCCAATCTTTTATACTTGCAATATAAGACCTGCCCCCCGATGAAGTATCGAAATTAGTTTTATCCAATAAATCCACCTTATAGTTGATTGCCCAATTATAAAATCCTGCCTCGGGATAACCCGGTTCTGCTTCTAAAAATGTTATTCCCGTAGATGCATCTCCTGTAGAAGCAACTAATCCTTCACCACTACTTACTGTTATTGTTCCAGAAGTTACTGGTTCAACAATGGTAAATGTTCTATTATTTCCTGTTGTAACTGCATCTGATAAGGTGATTAACATTCCTTCTTTGTATCCTTCATTTACAAAATTCAAAATACCTGAAGAAGCAGCTCCGTTATCAGTCGAGGATATTATTTCATTTTCCGCACTAAAGGAAATACTATTAGGAATTGCTATACTAGTTAATTCTTCGTTCCAGTAAACTGCCCCATTTACACCGCTTATTACTGCCATATTAAATCACCTCTTTATGTTGTACCTAAAACACCCGTTCCTTGAAAAGTATAAGATTGAGTAATTAACCCATCTACTCCTACTCCGATATCCATTCCAATAATAATGACATCTCCGGTAAATATACCCGTTCCTGTTGAAATTGATGTTTGTAAGAGTATTGTTCCAGTACTACCTGGTACTACGGTATTTCCCCCCGATGAAGGATAAAATCCCTCATAAGAACCGTTCCAATCGGTAAAACCTGCAACATATTCTCTATATCCACTAGGAGAATCGAAATTAGTACTGTCATATAAATCTGCTTTTGTATTTAAAGTCCAACTTTTAATATAAGTATCGCCACACGAATAAGTTACTTTTCCGTCTACTCCACTAATCACTGACATTTAAAATCACCCCTTTCTTTTATTTTATATTTCTGTGCCATCTGGAACTATCACATAGTTCCGTAAGGCCATCGCATTTCTATCCGCTTCGGGGACTTGAGATATCAAT